GGTGATCAATATCTTCTATTGAATTAACATTTTCTATTTTTGAATAAGTTAAACGAATCGTATGGTCAAAAAATGGCGGCAATTCTTTTATGTGAACATAACAGTAATGTGCCATTGCAGCTGATATACATTTACTTGGATGTTTTGAAAACCAAGCAGGGTAATCGGTGCCACCACCAAACAAAGAAAGTCTATAAGGAGTTTTTGTAATAATCATTTTTCATTATAATAGTCACCCCACTCTACAAGAATTGTTGAATGATTGTCATCACGCAACAAAGCTTTCTCATAGGCAGGAAAAATTTGGTCAGGTTCATCTAAACGAATAACCTCAACCGTTTTACACATCAGTTTAAACGCTTCAGTAAAATCTCCCACATGTTGACATTGTGGGTGTAATGGTCTTTCTGAACCAATGCTAGTGCGAATAATTACATTGGCCTTATACTTAGACATTAAGGAAAGTTTATCCACATGATTTACTAACTGACTGACAGCACACAATAAAAAGTTCCATCTTGGATAAATTGAAATTGGAATACGACCATGTAGAGCCATGCCTAATGACATGCCCATTTGCATTTCTTCTGCAACAGGCAATTCAATAAGTTTATCTTTCGATACATCTTTTAATGTGTTAGACATTCCTGTGCCTGGTACAGCAACCGCTTGGCCAAGAAAAACAGTTCTATCATCGTTAGCCAAATATTCCATTGACCGTTTTAGTTCATCAAAGTATTTCAAAATTGTACCCTCACTCCAGCACCAGCATGTGGATATTTGGTTTCGTATTTGTAATAGTAAATCATATCGGTATTATAATTTTCATAAGACAATTCTTTATCATTCCATACTTCTCTTGTATCTGTACAAACTGATTTACCATTATCTTCAATAATAAATTTAATAGGTAAATTATATTGAATTGCATACTTCATTGATTCATATGCGATTCCTGTTTCTGAAGTCATATCACCTAAAAAACAATAAACTTTAGAATCACCATTACTTTTTTTAATTGACATAGCTGTACCTACTGCAATTGGCAAAACTCCACCTACAATAGCAGAAGAATATATTTTATATTCTGGAAAACAAAGTGAGATAGAACGACCTTCTAAAATTTCTTTTTCTATTTCATCAGCAGGCACACCCTTCAATAAACATTGATAGTGTGAACGCCAAGAACAAAACACCCAATCTTGTTGGCGAATATCTTTAAATACATTAATTATTTCATCTTCATTACCATAATAAAGATGAACCGGTGATCGTATTTTTCCATTATTAAATTGGTCAGCAATACGATTTTCAAAATCAATTAGTTCTTGTTTAGTCACCTAATATTTTCCTTTTCAAACGAATCTTTGACATTTCTTCTACATTCTGCCTTGATTGTAGGCCAAATTTATTTTCTACTAATTCTAAAAATGGTTTGTGCGAGAAGTAAGTATGCCATGCATCATCACGAAACTTCAATACTTCAGCACCAGACAATGATTTAGTCCTCAATGGTTTACAATCATAAGATAAGAAAGCAAACTCATCAAAAGTTTGTGGCAATTCCCAATTATTGTTTTTGGCTTCCATATACAATGGACTACCAGGTAATGCCATTGCTGCATAGAAGTTTGCGTGTTCACAGTTTAATTCTAAAGCTAAATCTAAAGTTTCTTGCATCGTTTCTTTGGTATCTTCTGGAAATCCAAACATATAATTACCAAGAACATTAATGTCAGCGTCTTTAATTTGTTTTACAACTTCACGGATGTTTACTTGTTTAAATCTACCTTTGTCAATTTCTAAACGCACTTGTTGATTACCTGATTCAATGCCAAGTGCCAACCAATTTACGCCAGCATCTTTAAACAATTTCAGTTGATCTTCACGAACAGAATCTACTCTTGCATAAGCCCAAAAGTTAAATTTCATCCCTCTAGCCACAATGCCTTGTAATATTGGCACATAATATTTTTTATTTAAAAAGAACATCTCGTCTGTAAGGCGAATAGTTCTAACTCCATTCTCATACAGGTACTCTAATTCTTTTAGCATTAATTCTGGTGACCAGAATCTCATACCTTTGGAATCTTGTGATGTAATATCTTCACCGTATTCTGTTCTGTTTACAATGTTAATCATACAGAAGTTACAACCAAATTGGCAACCTAATGATGTATAAATTGCCGCAAATGGTGTACGACCTTCTTCTAAGAAATTAGTATGCCAATAGTGAGCTCTGTATTTGTCTAAAAGATTCTTATCTTTAGGTAATAAGTCCCAAGCATAACCTGGCATTATAACATCCATGTCATCAGTCTTTACTATGCAACCAGCAGAAGTAGGTCTTGGTAATCCGTGTTTTTTATACCACATACCACGAACATTATCTAAATCATTTTCTAAATCTGTTTCTAATAAATCTAAAAGACCATAAACACCTTCATTAATGAAAGCAAAATCAACATACTTGTATTGAATTACTTCATGTGGTAGTGCAGATGTGTGTGACCCAATAAATGCAGTCTTTAAATTTGGATGTGATAATTTAAGTTGAGTTGCTAAAGATTTGGCACCAATCATCATTGTGGTGCCTGAATTTGGATTTTGTCCGTAGAGGACAAATACTACCAGTTTTGGTTTTGTTGCTGCAATTTGTTCTGCGGCATTTTCATCAGTTGCAGGACAGGCATCAAAATCCAAAATACATGGGTCATGGCCTTTAACACGAACTGCGGATGCCAACAATGCTGCCCATGTAGGCATTTCAATTGCTGAATATGTTTTTGCTAAATCTTGGTAGGCTTTTGCGGCACTACTTGGTACCACGAAACACACATTTGCCATAACAACCTCATTATAATAAAATATTTAGTGTAACTTTTTATTCTTCTTTTCTTTGATGATTTCTAATAGGTCATCAACATTAAAATCTTTTGTTTCTTCTTCACTATTTTCTTCTTCGTCATCTTCATCACCATCTTCTGATTCAGAAATAAAATCAACTTCATCCATTCTTTTTTGAGCTTCCAATACAACTTCACCGTAGTGTTGTATAGCAGATTCTTTTGGATCAATAACTGTGAGTATATCAGCGGTACAAAGTATTGCTTGATTATTTTCAATGATTTCAATTGGCAACCATGGCATCATCATCATTACTGTTTGACCAGTAGTAGGTATTCTTTTAAATATGACTTGCATTGGATCATGTAGTATGGCGGTTTCTTTATCTTCTGATTCAATAAAGTTAGCTATAATATCTTCGCCACCATGTAGACGGATAATTTTAATGTTATTGTTATTGGTTGTTTCCATCTTTGAGCTCTATGTTATAAAACTTATATTTAAATTTTTCTTCATCATATATTTTTACTCTCTCTATAAAATGTTTGAGAGTATAATTTGCAAATTTACCTATACGAAAATCATCAGCAATATCAAATAATGTTGCTTCTGTTTTATTATCTCCTTTTCTCAATCCACGACCTATTGATTGTAGATTACGAATCCTGGATTTGGAGGGTGAGGCAAATACAATATTATGGAGATTACGGATATTGACACCAGTGCTAAAAGTGCCATAAGAAGCAACAATGATAGCATTAGTTTCTTTCTCAGTAATTGAACGAACTGATTCTCGTATCTCAACATCTGTACCACCATATACGAAAAATACATGACGCTTACTAGAGGCATCCTTGATAGTAGTGTGTAAATCTTTTCCATGTTTCTCCACAAATTGAAATAGTATAAGTGTATTTCCTTCTAAAGACAAAACTAAATTTTTAATAAATTCGTTCCGTGATTTATTCTGAACAATATAATCTATTTCTGTATTGTAATCCCAATCACGAGCCATTTTACAAACAGGTTCAGGATACTTTAATACAAGGCACTTAATATTAAATGAAGCTAAATGTCCTTGTTCAATCAACTCTGAGGTGGTTGTGGCCTTATAAACTGGACCAAACAAACCTTCTAATACTAAACGATGAGTTTGTGTACCGTCTAATGTACCTGTAGTGCCTATTCTATATTTAGCGTTTGTGCAACCAGACAATATCGTAGTAAGTGATTTAGCCTTGAACTGGTGTGCTTCATCACCCATCACATAATCAAATTGTTCAAAATAATCTTTTTCATTTTTATAAATGGATTGCCATGTGGTAATGGTAAGAAACTTGTTTGTGTGCTTCTCTTTACCAGAGTATTGGCGATGGCAGTATTTGTCTGAATCATAACCATAAGAAGCAAAATCACTATACATTTGTTCTACTAATGATGTAGTAGGAACAATTAACAACCCTCTTTTAAAATCTGCTTCTTGTAACCAACGAACAATCAAATAAATGATAAGTGATTTACCTGATGCGGTTGGTGATAGTATCAATTGTCGTTTATTACGAACAGCCTGTAGAAAACATTTCCATTGATACTCACGCAATTCATGTGGTAGATTTAAGTTTTTTATAAACTCTAATGCCTCAACACCTGAGAATTCTTGTGTAAGCTTGATAGCATCGGCTATCTCTAAACTATAATCTCTTTCGGCACAAAATTTTTCTATGTATGGGATCAGACCATGATATATGGTAAATGTGCGTAAATCCGCCAGGCGAATTTTTCCATCCCATACACGGCTCTTGTATGCAGGTGTAAATTGGTAATTTGGTACAAAGAATGTAAAGTAATCTGACAGTTCTTGTGCTATACTTTTTTCACATTCAAACTGTATAAACGCTTCATTCTTTTTGGTTAATAATAAATCAGACACCTTGTATAAACTTTTCCCAATCAATAAATGATCTAAGTTGATATGTCCTACTATTTAGCTCTTTTAAAATAGACTGACATATCTCAACAACTTCTTCGTGTATGGCCTTCTTCGCCATATACTTGTTTAAATCTTCATCACTCTCCAAATATGTAGACAGATCGGATTTGATAACAAATGGAAATGGTTCCCATCCATGCTTTTCCAATGCATCATCATCTAACTTACCTGTATAATACTCCCACTTAATCTTTTTCCATTTATTATAATTGAATTCTGCTTGTTTGGCAAGCATACGATGTTGAGATAATACGTTTAGGTATTTACTGTGAAGTTTGGGTATATCTAATAATGCCTTACCTGGTTCGGTACGGTCAATATCGGAATCTTTCCGCCATTCTTCTAACACTTCATCCAGATTTTTCATGCCAATAAACCTCCTGTTATAGGAGTATATCAAAGAAAGGTTAAAATGTCAAGCTGTTTTAGAAGAATTTTTCAACGTCATAATAACTATACCGAAATGTGGCATCGGCAGTCATTACGTTATCAGGACCATCCTGAGAATTCATAATAAAGGTTGAGAGTGTTGTTGGAAATACTTCGTAGAATTTAAAACGATAGTATTCTTTATTTGAGGAAGAAAACAATGACAAAGAGGCATCAGAAAATTGTGGAAACTTTTTACTAATGTCACTTTTTGCTGACTGATATTTGTTCAATGAAGGTAACTTTTGGTATTCTTCAAACTTTACTGGAAAGGTCATCGCACGAATCCAATCATGTATCTCTAACCAACCTCTAAGTTCTTCATCAATAATAAAAGTTATATTCAATAAATCATAAATGGCTTTTTCACCTGGAGAATATAAATCAACAAAAGGATTTGTGATGACAGCTTCACCTAAAGATATGCCAGGCACAGTAACATTTTGGCAAAAGTATTGGACATTTGGTGCTCGGCCAAAAGTCAATAGGAATTTATTAGGTTGTAATGGATTAGGATTACTTGGGTTTCTAGTAAGTGCCGTCATATTGTTTTCTTAATGTGCAGAGCAATATCAATAATCTGTTCTTTTTCTATCATATTAATAATATTATTTGTCAAGAGTATTTCTTGTTGAATAAAAACCATCTTTAATTGGAGTTCTTTTAATTGTTGATTATAGAATTCCAACTCTTTTAATTTTCTTGCTCTTATGTCAAGCAAGTCTGACATTACTATAATATCGGTCATAATGTTATTTATGTATAAAAAAAGACCCGCTTTTTAGGGCGGGTCTTTAAGTTTCTACGAGTGTCTTTTTGTTATTATTATTGTGACACTCTAATCAGATTACATCAAGTTAGCAATCTGGAACGCACGGTAGTAGAAGTTGGATTGTGCGGTAAGAGCGCCGGCGCCAGGAGTAGTACCTTCAGCAAACGGGTTAGCAACTAGACCGTAACGAGTCTTGAAGCCAATCTT